CGCCATGAATCTCCGGCTGCAGAACGAGGCGGCCTTCTTCGCCGAGTACCAGAACGAGCCGCTGCCTGAGGTTGAGGTCGCCGACGATCTTCTGAGCGCCGACCAGATCGCGGCGAAGGTGAACGGGCACGCCCGCGGGCTTGTCCCGCTCGGGTGCTCGCACCTGACGATGTTCGTGGACGTGCAGGGCAAGGCGCTGTTCTGGCTGGTCGCCGCGTGGGGGGACGACTTCACGGGCACCGTCATCGATTACGGGACCGAGCCGGACCAGCAGTCGGCGTACTTCACGCTGCGCGATGTCCGGAAGACTCTGGGCGCGGCGGCTCCCCGTGCCGGCGTCGAGGGAGCGATCTATGCCGGCCTCGAGCGGCTGTTCGAGCGGACGCTCGGGCGCGAGTGGAATCGCGACGACGGGGCGGCGGTTCGCATCGACCGCTGCTTGATCGACGCGAACTGGGGAACGTCCACGGATGTGGTCTACCAGTTCTGCCGGCAGAGCCCGTTCGCGTCGGTCCTGCTCCCCAGCCACGGCCGGTACGTCGGCGCGAGCAGCATCCCGTTCAGCGAGTACAAGCGCAAGCGCGGTGACCGCGTCGGGCTGAACTGGCGGGTGCCGGTGGTGACCGGGCGGCGGGCCGTGAGGCATGTGGTCTTCGACACCAACTTCTGGAAGAGCTTCGTCCACGCGCGGCTGGCGGTCCCGATGGGCGACCCGGGCTCGCTCGCGCTGTTCGGGCACAAGCCAGAGACGAACCGCCTGCTCGCCGAGCATCTGACGGCGGAGTACCGGGTGAAGACCGAGGGCCGCGGCCGAACGGTCGACGAGTGGAAGCTTCGTGTCGACGGGCTCGACAACCACTGGCTGGACTGCCTGGTCGGAACCGCGGTCGCGGCGTCGATGCAGGGGGCGGTGCTGTTCGGGACGGATCGACGCCCCGAGCCGCGGGTGCCGGTGCGTCTGTCCGCGGTGAAGCGGACGCCGTAAACGCTGTGCGACACTTTTCCGGGTTTGCGCAGATGTAGAGGGCAGTGGAGCAGCCCTCGCCCAACCCGATCGAGCAGGCCATCGCGGAGAACGCCGCGGGGCCGGCCAAGGCCGCCGTTGACGGTCAGTCGGTCGAGCAGCACCCGCTGCGGGACCAGATCGAGGCGGACCGGTACCTGGAGTCCAAGCGGGCGTCCCGCGCCCGCGGGCTCGGGGTGCGTCGGACCAAGGCGGTGCCGCCGGGCGCGGCGGGGGGTGAGGCGTGAAGGCCGCCGCCCTCCTGAACCGGATCTTCGGCAAGCCAGCGGCCAAGCCGCGCGTGCGGGCCCGGTACGACGCGGCGCAGACCAGCGCCGAGAACCGCCGGCACTGGTCGGCGGCGGACCACCTGTCGGCCGACGCGGCGCTCTCGCCGGAGGTGCGGCGGGTGCTCCGTGCCCGGGCCCGATACGAGGTTGCCAACAACGGCTACGCCCGCGGCGTGGTGCAGAGCCTGGCGAACGCGATCGTGGGCGTCGGGCCCAAGCTCCAGATGCTGACGGAGGACGCCGAGGCGAACGCCACGGTCGAGCGGGAGTTCGCCCGGTGGGCCCGGGCGGTCGGGCTGGAGCGCAAGCTCTGGACGATGCGCGTGGCGCAGGCCGAGAGCGGCGAGGTTTTCGCCGTGCTCGCCACCAACCCGCGGCTGGGCGGGCCCGTGACGCTGGATCTGCGGCTGGTCGAGGCGGACCGGGTTACGACGCCGCTGGGGCTCGTTGACCCGGCCGATGCGCTCGCGGACGGCATCGAGTACGACGAGTTCGGGAACCCGGTGCGGTACACCGTGCTGCGGCGGCACCCCGGCGACACCCGAGGCTGGAAGACGGCGTCGATCGAGTACGACACGGTGGACGCCGGGGCGGTGATCCACCTCTACCGCGTTGAGCGGCCGGGGCAGAGCCGGGGCGTGCCGGAGATCACGGCATCGCTGCCGCTGTTCGCGCAGCTGCGGCGGTACACGCTCGCGGTGCTCAACGCGGCCGAGAACGCGGCGCTGACGGGCGGCGTCATCTACACCGATGCGCCCGCGGACGCCGAGGCCGCGGCCGTCGAGCCGATGGACGAGGTCGACCTCGAGCGAGGTACCTGGCTGACCATGCCGTTCGGCTGGAAGGTCGGGCAGGTCAAGGCCGAGCAGCCGACCACGGTCTATGGCGACTTCAAGCGCGAGCTGCTGAACGAGATCGCTCGGCCGCTGCACATGCCGTACAACGTCGCCGCCGGGAACAGCTCGGGGTACAACTATGCCTCGGGCCGGCTCGACCATCAGGCGTTCTTCAAGGCGGTGCGGATCGACCGCACGCACATCGAGCGGCTCGTGCTCGACCGCGTGTTCGCGGCGTGGCTGAGCGAGGCGGTGCTCATCGAGGGGCTGCTGCCGCAGTCGCTCCGCGAGATCGACGCCGACGCGCCGCACCAGTGGTTCTGGGACGGGTTCGAGCACGTGGACCCTGCGAAGGAAGCGTCGGCGCAGGCGACGCGGCTGTCATCGCACGCGACGACGCTGGCGGCCGAGTACGCCCGGCAGGGGCTGGACTGGGAGACGGAGCTGCGCCAGCGGGCCCGCGAGGTCGAGCTCATGCGTGAGCTCGGGCTGAGCCCGGCGGCCGCGCCGGCGGGCGACACCAACACCAACGAGGACGGCGAGGGCCCAGACGAGCCCGAGCCCGCGAGGACCAACGACGATGGCGACGAAGCCGACGAGTGATGCCGCGCCCATGACAGGCCCGCTGACGCTGATCGGCGAGACGAGCGGGTTCGAGATGATCGAAGCCGCCAAGGGCGACGACAACGCGGAGGCGCTGCCGCGGTTCAGCATGGTCGCGTACACCGGCGACGCGATGCGCGTGGACGGCTGGCGGCACCCGGTCGTGGTTGACTTGGAGGGCCTGTCGATCCCGGCGCAGCGCCGGCCGATTCGGTTCGCGCATTCGGCGTTCCAGGGCGTGGGGCATACCGAGCGCATCGCGGTCGAGGGCGGACGGCTCGTCGCCGAGGGCGTCATCTCCCGCGACACACCGGCGGCCAAGGAGATCGTGGCGAGCGGCCGGCGGGGCTTCCCGTGGCAGGCGTCGATCGGGGCGTCGGTGCAGGGAAGCGAACTCGTGCGGGCCGGGGCCCGCGTGACCGTCAACGGCCGGGTGTTCGAGGGCCCGGTGTACGTGGCGCGGAAGGCCAGCCTCGGCGAGATCAGCTTCGTGGACCTCGGGGCCGACGGGAACACGTCGGCGAGTATCGCGGCGCAGCACGCGGATGGACGGCCGCAGAAGGAGAACGACATGGACGGCGAGGGAACGTCCGCTGAGACGGGCGTGCAGGGGGCCGCGGGCACCGCGGGGACCATCGAGACCGAGCTGGCGGCGTCGCGGAAGCGGGCGGCGGATGAGCTGCGGCGGCAGGACACGATCCGGCGGGTGTGCGGCGAGAAGCACGGCTCCATCGCCGCGCAGGCGATCGAGGAGGGCTGGACCGCCGAGAAGACCGAGCTCGAGGTGCTCCGCGCCAGCCGGCCCAGGACGCCCGGCATCGTGACCGGATCGGGCGGGCCCGCTTCGGCGGACGTGCTCGAAGCCGCGGTGTGCCAGGCGGCGGGCCTCGACGGCATCGAGAGTGCGTTCGACGAGAAGACGCTCGACGCGGCCCACGCGCGGTTCCGCGGGCGGCTCGGGCTCCAGTCGCTGATCATGCTCGCGGCCCGCGAGGGCGGCTACGACGGGCACGACTTCAAGGCCGAGCCCCGCGAGGCGCTTCCGCGTTCAGCACGTTCAGCCTGCCGGGGATCCTCTCCAACGTCGCCAACAAGTTCCTGCTTGACGGGTTCAACGCCGTCGAGTCGAGCTGGCGGCAGGTCACCGCGATGCGGAGCGTTTCGGACTTCAAGCGGGTCACGAGCTACCGGCTCACCGGCGGGTTCGAGTACCAGGAGGTCGGCCCGGACGGCGAGCTGAAGCACGCCGAGGTCGGCGAGGAGAGCTTCGGCAACCAGGCCCGCACCTACGGGCGGATGTTCGCGATCACCCGCACGGACCTGATCAACGACGACGTCGGGGCTCTCACCGCGGTGCCGCGACGCCTCGGGCGGGGGGCGGCACTGAAGCTCAACGACGTCTTCAGGACGGCGATCATGAACAACGCGG